CAACTACACCATCATCCAGAACAATATGAACTACCCAATGCTGAGAGTACAGACAAAACTCTTACGCAAGCAGCCATCACAGACGTTACGACTCGATTTCGTCAATGCTCTGTTCTCTGGCTGGGATGGTTGGGAAATCCTAATTGATTTGAGGGCGAGAAAGCTCACTGAGGATCTTGTGTATCAGAAGAAGAACGCAGATGGCACCAAGTCCAAAGCAAAGGTTACTGACGCTAAGCTGGGTATCAAGTATGAGAAATACGGACACCTTTCTGACTGCCTCGATTACGCCTTATGTCGTTTTCTCCCAGACGCATGGAGTAAATTTCAGCAACGGAACAGCTCCATTATCGAAACAAGTGTAATGCCAGTTTACGGTATATTTGAATATTAAGAACAATGTATAAGAGATTTTTGAATAATGCCGACTATTTAGGCATTATCACAGAAGAAGCACTTAGCCAGCTCATTCGCGGAAAAGATGAAAGACTGGCACAAGCAGAAGAAGCAGCCGAATCTTCTCTCGTAGAATACCTTACTGAGAACTATGAGATTGAGAAGGCATTGGCTGTAGGTAAGAGCCTTCTGGAGTACAATAACCAAATCACATATCCAGTTGGTTCGCATTTCTATCTTGACCACAAGATTGTGGAGGCAATCCGTACAATCAATGGTCGCAAGGCACCGTTCATTGAGCCATACTGGGAGGAATATACCGATATGGTGAATGAGTCAGACACCATTCTGCAATATTCACAGACTCAGAGCTACCTTCCAGGCGACATCGTTGTATTCTGCAACGTATATTACAAGTGCCTCCGCTACAATGGTAAGAACTATAACGACATTCGCATCCCAGGAATCAATGCCTGGACGAGAAAGGATGGTATCTTTGACTGGGAGGCAAATGTACAACATGCGCTTTGGGATGTGGTCAAGTTCGAGGGGAATTTCTATACACTCATCAATCTCGTGCAGGAAGGCTATACTCCAGCCGAAGGAGAAGAGACAACGATGGACTTGACGCTTACACCATACGAATCTCCGTGTTGGGGCCTCATTGGTGAATATGACGCAGACTACAGCTACGAGCTGACAGACCATGAGTATGTTGTTCTTGATGGCGTGGTATTCTATCCGACTATGAATCCGAACAGCGACACTCCAGAGGAAGGCTTCAACGTCCAGCCTGGTGATCCTCGCAACAGCAACGTCAAGAAGCACATGCTCCGTCTCGCGCTTTACGAACTGCATAAGCTCATTTCTCCGAACAATGTAAGCTCAGCTCGCATCACGGACTATGAAACTTCAATCAAGTGGCTCCGCGATGCATCCAAGTTAATCATCAATCCTCAGATTCCTCGCAAGATGGATGAGGACAAGAAACCAGTGGCCGATTTTGCGGTTGCAACCTTTATGAGAGATTACAATCCAAACCAAAATCCCTGGCAAATATAGGTACTTCTTTGTACTGCTTTTGTTTTGTTTATTGCTGGGTGCTGACCGTGATGGTTCGCGCCCAGTTTCTTTATATAATAGATAAGGTGTATATAATAACGTGGTGTACAATGCACACTCAGAAACATATACGGTTAATTTAGGGGGATTTGTTAAATATTCCAGCTTAGACACAAATAGTTGCCGAAATATTTTGTAAATTAAGAAAAACTACCTACCTTTGCACCCAGATAACTGAGAGAAGCTCCCTCGAAAGTGTATCAAAAGTGTTCATTAAAGTGAAGATTTGAAAACTAAAAGGCTGATTTTCAGTCAGAAAGATAAGGTGTTGGTACGTTTCCCGTACGCACCGCAAAGTTCTGGAAAGGAGGTCAATGGCCTCCTTTTCATATACTGGAGAAAAATCTCGATAGACTGAGTAAATAGCCCATGAATAGGCTGTTTAATTGAACTTCTTGGAGAAATCCAGAAGCCTAAGAATCACAACCTGGCGAAAATTTCAAAGGGTCACAAAAATGGACTCGAATCACAAAGGTGTACCTTAGAGTGTGCATTGGTAGTGTACATTTCGAGAGCTTCCATTGGTTCATCATCTTTTTAAGTTCAATTAAACAGTTAAAATCATGGTGAAGCTAAAATTCATTGTACGTGAAGGCGCACTCGTGCTTAGAATCAGTGAAGGAAAACAGCGATTCTACAAAAGCGTCAAACATCTTCTTGTCGGTAATCCGAATATTGAGAAGCACTGGAGTACAGACAAGGAAAAGTTTTCAACCTATGCCGTTTCCTACCAGGAGAATAACAAGGCACTCATGGACTTCAAGGCCATCTATCTAAAGTTGACCACGGAGCATCCAGAGTTTACGGCCCGACAAATTGCATCTGCCTATACTCACAACACTGGGAAAGTCACATGCCAGGTTGCCGATAGGCTTCAAGAACTCGATCATGCGGCCACATTCTTTGAACCTTACCTGGAAGTCATCATCCAGCGTGAGAAAGCCAAACAAGGCTGCAACTTTGAGGTCTATGAGAAGCTGCTGACCAAGTGCCGTAAACTTATCCCACAGTTCAATATCCTGCGCTTTAGTGACATCGACTACGATAAATGCGTGTACATTGCCAGCATCTTTGCCCAGCATACTGGATATAGGGGTACGGCAAAGTGTTTCAGAGCTGTGCTTGGGAGGGCTTCTAAAGACAAGGCCGTTGACTTCTCACTTACAAGGATTGGTGATTTCAAGTTCAATGACTACAACCCTGCAAAGAACGATGAACTCATCCACCAGCCAGACGTACTATCTCCAGAACAGATAAGGAAGTTTCTCAATCTGGATGTATTCAACCTCACTCCGAATTATGCCGACAGAAATCTGATAGAGCTATACTATGACTTCTGTGTGTTCATGTTCCAGTCATTCTTTGCGCCTTGCGATGTCATCAAGCTCAAGTATCAACACATCACCAAGGCCCACACCATCGTCACGAGACGTAAAAAGACACACAAGGCCATAGAAATTCCCATCACGCCAAAGATGCAGGAAATCATTGATAAGTATCGTGGCACCACTGCCAACGGCTATGTTTTCCCAATCATGGATGATGAAAAGGCGAAACAACATGTAACGAAGGACTATCTGTTCAAGAAATTCCGTCAGAACTTGAACGTATGGCTTAAAGATGTCGGAGCTGAGCTGGGCCTGGCATTCAACCTATACGCTTACGTATTCCGTCATACGGCCATCACGGTAGCGTTGGATAATGGATTGCCTACTTCATACGTGGCGATGGCCGCTGGAACGAGTATTGAGGTTATCCAGCAACATTATTATAATGGTAACAGCATTGCCAACCGTAACAAGCTCCAAATGGCATTCATTAAGGCTGGCATATAAAGAAAAAGCCAGGCTGTTCCTCGCGGAGTAGCCTGGCCGACAAATGGGTATAAGAAAATGCAGGATCAATTATTTATCTGGGGTGACGAGGAAAATATTGTAGTTTGCCAAAGCATCCACGGAGAACGCTGGGTTTGTGTACACGCCTTTCGCTTCATCAATCGCCATCACTTCTTTACCGAATAGCGTAGCGTCAATCACCTTGAAGATGATATTGAGGTCGCTGTCAACATTTGAGAACGCACAATACGTCTTTCCAACTTCCAGCTGGCCCTCATTGGTAATCCGCTTGGTCTGGTCTGCTGTCATGTTCTCGATGTAGGTAATGTTCTCAGCCTTTGCGACCGATACCTTACCGTCATTTCCAACAGAATAGACCTTACCACCATAAACGAAGCCGATTCCGTCACCCTCCTTGACATGGCAGTAAGGAGAAGCTGGAAGCGCATTCAGTTTCGACTGCAACTCATATCCAAGAAGCATCCAGATCTTGTCCTGGATTTTCTCCAGGCAAATCTGCTTTCCGATGTTCTCGTCATAGTTGGCTGGATCCACGCAAGTCGTACTCTCGCGTACAGTAAATCCGTTTAGCATACGAACCGTCACATACGTACACGGTTTACCGAACTCAACTACCGTGCGAACAATGACATCTTTCATGTTCGCCTGGACATCTTCGATAGTTACTTTGTTATTCATATAGCTGTTACTTATGCTGTTTCTTTTCGTTGAAGATTTCCTTGAATGAAAGGAAGATGGCAAATAGTACAATGAGTAGCCACATACCAGCAAAGGCAATCAAGGCACCCCAGAAGGCATGAAAACACCATTCTGGCGCATTCCATAGCGTAAGGGCCATGTAAACTATGAGCCATTTCCAGCAATGAAGCTTACTCTCGCAAAAATTAATAAATTTCTTCATGTCTTTTCGTTGTTAGGGATTAATGCTTGTTTCGTTCATGTTTTGGGCTTTCGTTGAAGTGTGGCTGAGTTGCCCCAGCCACGACCGTCAAACAACCTAATAACTCAAAAACAATGAAACGAAATTTTCGTGGAGGTAAGCGGAGTCGAACCGCTGTCTTTAGAGATTGCCAACCTAACTGTTCACACGGTTTGTTTTATCCGTTACATATTCGGGTTGTCTTTTGAGAAAAGTCACTTAAAACGAGGGGCCGACTGGATTGTCAGCAGTTCCACCAGCTATTTAGGCATAGCTGCCGTTTTGCCAGGATTCTGTTCACAAGCCCACTGGCAGCTCGGACTTACGCAGCGGCTCTGAGAGCCACGGTACGATGAGTCATGGAAACAACTTTCGCTGTCTTGCCATTTATTGTTGTCGCATATAAGGATGCCTCCATCCGTGAGTCAGATCAACGCCTTCCAAATCAAATGCCATTATACCCCCGATTTCGTTCTCTGAGCTGGAGTCGAACCAGCGTCTCTCAAGCTGACTTTTACGTGATGCTTTTGTCAGCTACCCATTACATCACACGCTCTTGCCACTGAGCCATCAGAGAAACCAAGTAGTATGACAAATCCTGGGAACGGTAAATGGATTCGCACCATTGACCTCAAGATTAACCGTCCTGCGCTCTACTTGCTGAGCTATACCGTTCACTTATTTTATCGCCACATGGCCCAGAACTTTCGGTTGTCAAGGTATTCGAGATTGCTCTCATTCTTGTATGCCTCCTGCTCGAAGGATATGTTGCGATATGCGTTTCCAGGTTTGAATAAACGAACCAGCCACTCCAGTACATAGATGATGTAGAAGAAGATATAGGCCAGCTCTTTCATTTGACGTGTGTGGATTGCCTCGTGGTTCAAATCATACCTATCCATTTTGGAGCAATCTTCTCTTACGAACAAGATGCCGAACAGATTGATGCACTTGAAGCCCTTGAAAGGAATCCACTTGTTGAGTATTACCTTCATTGCCAATAAATCAAAGATCTCTGCCGTTGAACTTCAAAAACAGCAGAGATCCACCCATAAAGCGTACAAAGTTGGGATT